TTAAATAAGTCTGCTCTCCATGCGGGGTCCATAATAGATAGAGGGCATATAACTAATACTCGTTTGATAATCTTTTTAGTCATTAGATAGTCAGCCGCCCATATAACACTCATGGTCTTGCCTGTACCCATATCATTCAGACAGAAGGCACGTTGATTAAGTGTTAAGAAAGAGGCAGTAACTTTCTGATGCTCAAAGGGCTTATACATTCCAGGCCACTCGTACTGTCCCATAATAGGAGAAGGCACATTCTTAAACCCTAAGTTCTGTAGTATCTTGGCATTGGGTAGTGTCCACTTAACGGCTATCTCGTAGCCTATACCCGTTGGGGTCTGTGTTTCACTTGTTACATAAGACTGTGTTATTACCTGAGTTACTTTGTCAGGGTTACGTGTCTTAAGCATTAAAGCTTTATTATCTATAATTTCCATTGTTATCCTGTTTGTTATCAATCCCTTACGGGGATGAAGCGTTCTTACTATCTCTAAATGAAGTCGTATTCTTCTTCATCTTCCTCTTTTAATAGCTCAACTAAAGGGGGCTTAATCAACTCGTTACTCAGCACCCAACCCCTTACTCTGTTACTGCAATACTTTCTTTCTCTCTTAGCTACACGCCATGTAAAGTCACATAGGGCTTCTATATTCCGGTCGATAAGCTCTTCGTTAAGCCCAGCATCTCTTGCTAACTGCCTAACGGAACGTACTTTAACTATCATTTCACTGCTATCCTTTCGCCTGTCTGCCTACTTATATACCCATTAAACTGGTTACTTTTCATGGTGTTTTCCTTTAAAGTTATCAACTGTAAGTTGCTAGGTATATGTAGCCCACATACATCTGGGTGGTTAATAGGTATTATGTGATCTACTGTTAATTTTAACACTTGGGCTTTTAGATATATTTCTTTTAGAGCCCCTTTATCCACCCATTCGGGGGTAGCATCTCTTACTTTACGTCTTCTATGATTAACCATAGCTCTATATAACTCAGGGTTTTTTGATATACATCGAGCCTTTGTTATTGCTGCTTTACCTGAAGCTGTACGCTTAGCACTGCTTTTTCTATACATTTCCCTAGCCTTATCAGGGTTATCGGCATTCCATTTCCTATTTTTAGCTAAACAATGCTCCACATTTTTCAACCGCCATACTTCTTTTCTAAGCCTATGGCAATCTTTACAATAATTTCTATGTCCGTCTTTACATGTGATAGCCTTAGCATACATATCCAATGGCTTTTCTATATTACATGCGTTGCATACTTTACTTAACATTGGGCACCTTATAGGAACTTTCTCCCTTTCTCCATCCTCTATTTTTCTTAGCACTTTGAACTTTAGTATTTGCATCTGTAGCAGCGCCACCATTAGATAAAGCAACTTTATGCCCCATCTCTTTACCATCGCCTACCTTAGCTTTACCAGCAGCAATCGCATGGCGTCTAGCTTTATTACGTGCCACTCTGTTATCTACTTCTTGTGGCGACTTTTGACGTTCAGCTTGATAAGCTAGTTTTACTTTACTTGTTTTAGGCATTATTTATTCCTTCCGTTGTGGGCACAACTTAATGTTCCACACCATTGACGACATAGACCGTTGGGCTTAGCATTAAATACCCCTGAAGTATACGCCATTTCACGTTGGGTCAACAAGTCGTTGTACTTAGCAAATATATCTAAGCCCCAGTCCTTTTTAAAATCTTCTTTAATAAACTCTTTAGACACCACAAATAGCAAGGATGTCTTAATCTTTTTAATCTCTGGGTACTTAAGGAACAGCGCCGCTGCCATTAAAGCCAACTGCCTCATGTCCGCATACTTAGCACTCTTACCGGACTTATAGTCTACAATCCAAGCAAGTTCTCCATCGGAGATGACCAAATCAGCCACACCCCTAAACCACACATCAGCATCGAAAAAGTCACACGCCACCAATCGTCCATCATATTTCTTAACCCCTAACTTTAATTCGCATATCTTTTCACCCTTAATAGCAATTAGGGAATCTAAGTAAGGCTTTATAAACTTAAACCTAGGGTCTATGTCCTTACTGTCCCTAACGTATTCCTCAGCAGCAAGGTGTAACTGCACCCCATAGAGGGTCGCATCTGTTTCTTGGTAGCCTACTTCCTTGGTTACTTTCTCTGACTCATACTTCTTAGGGCATGTTTCAAAGGTTTTAATAGAACTGAACGACCATGCTGGGACTTTATGCATTCACTATCCTGCTTCCTTAAGTGTTTTACCAAATGCCCCCTCTGCGCCTAACGGTATTCCAGGCATCCACTTAGGTTCCTTACATAGCTCCTTTATAATAAAAGCTAAGGCTTCTTGTGCCTCATCTTCAGGTACTACGCAGTAACAACTATCATGGATAGTGAGGGCAATCTTATAACGCTTGGTGATTCTCACCATTGCTTCGCCCATTATACACCTAGCGAGGCTTTGAATACAGTTTTGCACAACTTTACCACCATAAATCTTACGGCGTGATCCCCTATGACTAGCGTAACTCCATTCCATTCCCGTGTCGGTCTCTAATTCTTTTAGATTAGGATACTTTAAGTATAGTCCAGATGGCAGTAACACGCCCTGTTTACCTACTACGCTTAACTTAAGAGCACCAAACTTAGACGAGGCGTTGTCACGCATATCTTTAAGCACCTGAGTACCGTCACTCCATGTAGACTTAACCTGATCAAACTCACTCCTGTATAGCTCCACTATACGTTCTGACTCCTTTTTGCCTATATCATTACCGGACATGGCTCTTATAGACTCTCTTAACTTAAAGGCACCTGTACCGAACCCAAGTCCCAAAATCGAGGTCTTACCAACAAATCGTTGATCCTTAGTAACATCATCGTAGTCCACTTTAAACGCAGTAGCAGCAAAGTCTTTGTACAAGTCCATACCATCAGCAATGATCTGTAGCTTATCTGTCTGCCCTGAAAAATATAAACTCACCCTTAACTCAATGTTACTAAGGTCGGCTCCTACTATAACGTAACCCTCTGGTGCCTGTATCGCTGACTTAATCAGTGACGTCCTTGGTAGATTCTGCATGTTAACACCATCACACCCGGACCATCTACCTGTAACATCGGCACCGTAATACTTCAATGGGATAGGCAGTACACCTCCTGACTCAGCGATCTCTATAAAGCGTTCTGTTCTACTCTCCTCAATGGTAGACCTTGTACCTAATCTAGCGGCAACAATGGCCTGTACATCAAAGTCAGGGTAGTCCAACAAAGCTTTCATATCTTCATCGGTCTTAGCAAAGGCATAAGTCTCCTTATTTGTAGCAGGGCTTATCTTTAACGGTGGTGTAACCCCATAGGTTCTTAGTATCTCAGCAAACTTCGGGTTGCTCATTAGGTCTTCTTTAGCTATACCACTCGCAGTTAGTAACTCTTCTTTGCGCTTCTTAGTATGGTACAAGTGATCAAGTAAGGTAGGCACATCCAAGATAAACTGAGGCTCACTATGCATACGGACGGTCATGTCAATGAGCATTATCTCGGTTTTGTTAAAGTGCGGTGCTAAGTTCAGAAACAACCCATGAGTTAAGTCCACATCATTAATACAGTACTCACCGTACTTAGCTAACTCTTCTTCAGTAAAGTCTGCTCTGCGTTTACCTAAAGCACTGACAACCTCTGTGCCCTTTTCTCCTAGCTCATAGTGGATAGCCAGCTTAGCTAGTGAACCCCCCACTTCTGTGCCATGTACAGCACGAGCCATAGACAATGTATCTAACCATAGCTTAGGCTTTATATCGAACCGCCATGTCAGTATAGTGGCGTCAAACAAGGCGTTGTGGGCATACACCCAAGCGTTCTTCCAATCAAACTTATCCAACCATATTTTGGTCTCTTCCATCGTGCCACTGAACCACTCACTAGGCTCGTCATCTACTTTTACTGCGACTCCGATAACCTCGAAGTGAGGGTGATCTACATAAGCTTGTGTACTTATTTTGGAGAGGGAGTACTCTCTGCTATAAAAACTTTCGAAATCGATACCGATAATAGCCATTCTTTTAATTGTCCTATATTAGTTTCGTTAATCACAAAGGCGTGGCCTTCAGCTGCTTGTATCCTTGTTATCTCTCTAGCCTGTATAGCCGTTGCTTGCTTACTACCTGCTTTTGTTTCTATAGCTATAAAGTAACCTTGGTAACAAATGATGAAATCAGGCACTGCCGACTTGCCATATCCAGACCCTACAGGCATACAGTACCACGCCCCCACTTCACTAAGTATCTCTTTTACCTGCTTCTTTATTACACCCTCTGGGGTCATTACTCTTCACCTGCCATATCTATTAAATTATAGGGAGTGGGTTCTCCTACGCCTTGACCATCATTAACTATGACTGTTGAAGGGGCATTGCTTCTATGAATGAACTCCATGTTGCCTACGTTCTGTACCACGGTGTTACCCTTACCGCTCATATCTGCTATTACATACCCGTTAAATGTTGGGATTATAGCTTGCATAGGTTCACCTGGCGTTAAGACGAGTGCCGCTGCTATAGATACTGTTGGTGCTAATAACATTAAAAATAATATGTTTTTCATAATCCTCTCCTAGTGCAGTGTTTTAGGTGTTTCTAAAAAGGCACGTATTTCTTTAGCAAGTACGCCTCTTTCGTTTCTTTCACAGCTTTTAATTAGGTTTTCAATGGCTTGTACAGTCGCAGTTCTATAAAGGTTATCCACAACACTCATAAAGTAATCACCATTTGGCTCATCGTTTGGTACACTAAGTCCTATACCTAACTCACTTTCTAGAATCTTTACAAGCACATACACACCGTCTTCATCCTCATCCTCTTCAAACTCTTCTATCAAATCTAACTGCTTAACTTCCTCTATCATTGGAACGCCCCTATTGTATTTAGTATCCACATAACATTCGTTACGATTAGCCCGATAGTTATAAACCTAGTTAGCCTTATATAAGTAAAGAGTCTTGCAGCAGCCGCCTCTAGTAGGAAGGGCATACCCTGATCTATATCTATTAAAGCCTTTAGGTCGTTCTCTCTACATTCTTGGTACTCATCCCAGCAAGTCAGAAGGTCTATAGTTAGTTCTGATGTTGATAAAGAGATGTCATCTTTTATGCGTTTCATATTACTACCTCTGATGTTTTATTAGGTTATCACCCCAAAGCTCTGACTCTTTATAGCACTCAGTACATATCTTTAGATTAAGTGAATAGTATTGTCGGAACCTTGAACACTTATGTGGAGGGTAGAACCAACCCTTAATTCTTTTAAACATCCCTATCACTCTTTTAAACATCCCTATCACTCCTCCGATGCCTCTAAGGTTTTAATCCTACGGTTTAAGTAGTATTGTGCTTTCTTTAAGTCTTCCAGCTTACTTATCTTATACCCTGCACGAGACACGTACTTAATCACATTAGCAAGGCAGAAGTCTTTATCCAAACCTTTAGCTTCTATGTAGTCTATTGTTTCAACGCCACCATGTGTGTAGTGGCTAGGGCTATTGATAGGGTCAGGCTTGGCACTCTCTTTTATTTTCCACATAGGTTGCACTGTGGTTTCTTCGTTAAGCATTTTATAGTCCTCGTATTGTTTAGGGTAGCACCAAAGGTTTATAGGGGGGAATATGAAGTCAGCCCATTTCATTTTTCAAAGCTCTTTCTTTTTCGTATAGCTCATGTATAAACTTCTTTTTTAAATTAAGTTGGTCCCCTAGATACATAGCTATTATTGTTTCAGTATGTATTTCCTCCCTTAGCTCTTCTAGTTCGGTTATTGGTTGAAGCTCTGTTAGAAACTCTTCTTCAGTACGGGGGTCTGGTAGTTTAAGTTCCGGCATTAACACATCTAATATTTTTTGTGCCCCTTCTCTAGTCATTTGTCGATCTTCTCTATCCATCACCATCCACTCCTCTCTGCGCTTTCAGTACATTCTTTACTACACCACCGCCTACCATCCGATACAGGGGCATCACATTCCCAACACTGTCCTGATTCATTCTGGAATATATCTACTGGTCTGCCTCTACTTATTTCTATCTGCTTATCCAGAATAAGCTGTGCCTGGTCGTTGGCCTTATCTGCGATGTCAGCCATACTGTTCACTCGCCTTAAACGGGTTCTTTCGCTTACGGTTCTTATTGCTTGTCTTGTTTGCCATGTCTCAACAGTGTGCTAGTAAAGTGGCGTTCAGTACCATGGATGTAAGAAGCAGTGCTGTTAACAATACCCCAATCGTTCTGTACTTATTAGCCTGTTTAGTAATCTCATCTACGTTATAGAATCTCATTGTCTTCCTCATTCTTTTCAAGTTTTGAAATGTCGTCTAGTATACCATAATACCCACAATAGGACAGGCAAGCTTCATAAGACCCATCATGTGTTTCCTCCCAACCGTTACACTTAGCCTTTGCAACTGCAGCTTTAGCTTGTAGCTCTTCTTTATTCATCACTCACCCCTGTTCGCTTTGTTTCGTTCCTCATAGTACTCATCTATAAAGTATTTAAAGGTGTCAGCAAATTTTAAGTCTATAGTTTTAACATAGGCGTGTATCCCTTCTGCATATAACGCCCACTCTTCGTTGTACCACTCCTCCATATCAGTAGGTAAAGACTTGATGTAGGATTTTAAATCCTCTAGGTCTATTGTTATTTTGTTATAGCTCATCTCTTTTCTCCCAGTCTGTCGTTCATAGCTCATCTACCTCATTATGCCGTGTGCTGGTTTTGGTTTTTGAAAGTAGAGCTTTAATCGCTCAACAACATCAGCTCCAGTGTGTCCATCAAACTCAAACAACGCGTTTTTTACTGCTTGTATAGAAAACAAGTCCCAATCTTTTGCTTCGTAGTGATTACTAATTTGCCCTTGAGGAAGGACAGCAACCACAATAAACCAGCCACCGCCAAAGCATAATTCTCCATCGTGGTGTCTCCATGATTTGTGCGTATAACATTTACCAGTTGCTCCCCACTCGTTGAATAGCGCCACGTTATATGCTTTGCGAAATTCATACAGCTCTTTAAATGTGTGATATCCGTCTGATGTATTTTCATTAATTGCCAAATGTTCTTGCTCAGGTTTGGCAAGAAACTCGTAAATCTCTTTGTATAGATCATAACTAACAAAGAAATCTCCTTTGTTGTCGCCAGATATAACTTTCTCCAGTAACTCTCTTTCTCTACTCATCATCTTCCCCAATATAAAACTGAAATTGCTCGACTAAAAATTTGGCTTTCTCTCTAGTAAATATCAGTTCAGTTACGCCAATTTTTGTATTGATGAGGAATTTTATTGATCCGTTAGCACCAGCTCCCATGTAATAGGACGCTGTTTCTTCTTCTTGCTTTTTCACAATGTCTTTTAAGTCCAATTTGTATGCCTCAGCATTTTTATTAAATAAACCCATCATTTAGGAATCCTGCTTAATAACGATGGTAATACTCTGTGGACAACCACACCCACCCATATAACCTAATTCCAATTCTTTTATAGAATATTGATGATCTGAACCCTCCACTTCAAAATAGATTGCGGCAGGAAAGGTATGACTTGCTACATTTCCGTCAGTCGTCATGAGGTCATTTACATACTCATTAAATTTATCGGAAAATTCTTTTAGCGTTGGTTCTTCTTCAAATATCATATAGCCTCATCTGTTTTGCTTTTAACGCCCCTTGTTCGGTCATATCTTCACCTTTTCCATCCTATATAAATTAATTTCTGATAATATTTTATTGGTTTCAGTGATAGATGTATAAGAGCCGTGATCCCAATTTAAATCATATTCGTATATCTGATTTCCAGTTGTTCCATCTTTTGAATCGATGGAAATTAATCTGTTTTCTTCATCGATAACAAAGTCAAATTCATTGGGATAAAAATCCCAATCCCATTTAATCATATACTTGCCAGTATCGTAATATTCCTTGACTTTCTTTGCCCAGCTCAAAACATTGTTCCATCTAGCTTCATAGATATTCATATGCTTTCCCTACTCATCGCATCCACCTCCAATGCCGTGATGCTTCTCAGCAAATTCAACACCTGCCCAATAACTGTAGGGATGTGTGGCTTCATCATCAGCTTTAAAACCGTTTGATATTTCTATACCAGTTAACGGTTTTAACGGTGCTGGGTATAGCTCTGTAACTTTACGATATTTATAAACTCGTTCCATTGGTTTAACCGTATGAAACTCTTTGATAGGCTCATTATTAAAATGGGTTTCTACCATCCAAGCCACAGGCTCTTGCTCAGGTTGGGCGAGAAGTTCTTCAGCGTCTGCTATTAATAAAAGCCAATCACTATATGTCATTTGAAAACTACATAATTTCTCAATCATCTCTCTTTCTTTACTCATTCCCCACCTCCAATGCCATGTGCTTTTTCTACTAATCTTATCCATCTAATGACGTATCTGACTTGATGATCGTCCATATTTTCAACAATCCCTTCTTTATCAAGAGCATATATAACATCTTCTGTTAAGGGTTTGGGTGGTGCAAACTCATTGACCCCTTGTCTAAACCCTTTCCCATACCATTCAATCTTTGTTTCTGCTAAAAGAGGCTCAGGCTCTTGCTCAGGTTGGGCGAGTAGTTTTTGTATCTCTTTAATCGTATCTTCAATTTGAGTTATCATTTCAAACTCTGTCATCACCAAATATTCAGCAGCCATATACGCTAAAATGGTTTTCAACAACTCTCTTTCTTTGCTCATCATTCACCTCCAATGCCGTGACACTTCTCTGCATATAAAGCACCATCTTTAAAACCTTCTCTGTAATCTTCACTACCGCAGGCATCCATAATTTCCAATCCCAAAGGCTCACGTTTCTTAACATATTCAATACCATCAATAACTATTGTTTTACCTAGTTCAGGAAAGCCTTCCAGCTCATTTAGTTTCATCACTCACCTCCTCAACTTCAGCGTCAATAAATAAATGCACAGGGGTGTTTCCTAAGTAGCACATGCCAAAGTCCCCATTTATATGGTCGAATACAAACACCGTATGGCTCTCATCTTCTTTTAGGCTGAACCTAGCCTCTCTTATTAAGTCTTTAAGTTTCATTTCTTTTTACCTGCTTCTATGATCTCTTCTATTGTTCGTTTGCAACCTAGGCAAACACCGTTCTCTAACCAGCATTTGTTTATACATTTGTTTATACTCATGAGTCCCACCAATCACCTCCTCTAATAGTCAATGCCATAGTCTTCACCCTCTATATCTATATGATCTCCCACACGAGGGGGGTTCTCTCCGGTAGCCCTAAGCCAGTAGTCCAATAAATTTATGCCTTCATACCAGCCCGCTGGTGGGTTCTTAGTTTCCTGCTT